GAACGAATGCGCCTCGCCTTCCTGTACTTTTTCCCGTGCGATCTCGGTGGCGCGCACCAGTCCGAGATTGCCAAGCCAGACCTTAGCCAGCTTTGCGCCTCGATCGTTAAACATCGTCAACGAATACGAATCCGTTCCGTACTTTGCTTGGCCTAATTCATCCTGCATCTCGATTCCTCTCTGTCTGATTCAATAACCCCAACAACAACGCCACCGGCATCAGCGCCACAATCGCCAACAGTGTCAGCATGACGAGCGCGGTGGATAGCATGTGGGTGAGGATGGGTTTCATCTCAGCGTTTCCCATGCTGTTGCAACCACTCTTGGAACTTGCCCATTACCAAGGGCCTTAAGTCGGTCCACCCGATCCTTTTTTTCCTCGGTTACACGAGGGATGCCATCTTCCCAGCTACCATCCGCCCAACACGCCGGGCCGTGGTATGCCAAAAGTCGTGACAATGCTTGCATAGGGTTTGAATGTTCTCCGGGACATTGTTCGTTGGGTTTTGGTCTATGTGATGCGCTTGCAGTTTTCTGTCGTATCCGCACGCCTCGCATCTCTTTTTCAAATGTTTTCGCGCACGCCATGAATATCCGTGCTTCGTAAGGTCTGTTCTCGTGTTCGCACAACTCAGAGAGCAGAACCGCCGTCTCTGGAAGACTGAATAATCTTCCAGTCGCGTCCCAAATCTCTTGCGTGACATTTCCTTCCCGCAACACTCGCAAAACTTGTTCTCTTCCTGTTTCTTCATCACGACAGAACCCCATAAACCAAAAGCACATTTTAACACGGCTAATGGGGTTAACCGCTGTCCACGAATCCGGCCAGCCCATGAGTTTTTCAACCCACGTCGGATTCAGGCGCATCGGCGGGGTCTTCTGGCCAGGCCTGAAAGATTCCCTCTCCACTGTGTAATCCAGTCTGTCGTCCGTATTTGCGCGGTTGTGGTTTGGCGACCATCCCTTGTATGCTGTTGCTGTTGCTGTTGGCCAGACCCTTGCTTGCCCCAGCAATGATGGACGAACCGTCCCATTCCTCTGGTTGTGCCGATCCCGTCCATTCGCGTCTTGCACTGTCGGCGTTTGCCACATCACCTGAGCCTCTAGTCCTCTGTTTGAGCTGATCCCGTTTGGACGCATGTGACGTACTGATCCGGTCGATGTCTGGTATAGATTCCCGCCTGTGATCGGCTTCGCATCTTGAGCGCATGGAGTAACCCACAATCCACATCCTGTCCCGCTTGTGAGGTGCGCCGGTTTCTGCCGCTGATATGCAACCCCATTCCGCATCGAACCCCAGCGCGGCCAAATCTCCAAGGACGGTTCCGAGTCCTCGAAGAGAGAGCATTGGGCTGTTTTCCACAAGGACGCATCGCGGTCGTACTTCGCCAATAATCCGGGCCATTTCTGACCAGAGTCCTGATCGTTCGCCGCTGATGCCTGCGCCTTTTCCTGCTGCGCTGATGTCTTGGCACGGGAAGCCGCCAGTGACAATATCCACGCATCCAGCCCAAGGTCGCCCGTCGAATGTTGTAACGTCGTCCCAGATTGGGAATGGTTCAAGGCAACCGTCATCCTGACGCTGCATGAGAACCCGCCGACAGTAGTCGTTGATTTCGACGGCGCAGACGGTGCGCCACCCGTTGAGGATGCCTCCAAGGATTCCGCCACCGGCTCCTGCGAAGAGTGCAAGTTCATTCACGCCGCCTCCCAAGCAATCACCAGCCCGCCATCCGGTATCGGCTCGCCTTTGCGGATGGATAGATGCGTAATCTGTTTATCGTCCGCGTAAGCAATCCCGTTCAGGCAATCAATCGCTACCTTCATCACGTTATCCAGATCCATCGACCGCACGGCTTGCCCTGGCTGATACTTTTGCGGACGCTTGGGGTGATAACTCATGTCCAGCTTCACCCCGCCTTGCAGCGGGTCACAGACGCCCTTGTTAGCAGCAATCACTTGCACCGCTGCCTTGTACTCGCGGGCCTCGGTGGATTTCACCGTCATGCCGCGAAACGACCGCCAATAGCGATTCGTGCTGATGGGGTAAGGCAGGATCAGTTGCGGCATGGCTAAAACGGAATGTCATCGTCAAACGGCACCGCCGAAGGGGCTGCACCGATAGTCGTGACGCTTGCAACAGGTGCAGACGTGGCCGGGGTAAAGCTGCCCTGCCCGTCCCTTTCCTTGGGCTTGAAGAAGTTGATACGAACGCCCCGCTCCCCCGGACAGCCAGCCGGGTTGAACCACTTCTCCAGAATCAGGCACTGCCCGCCATCCTCGAATTGCAGGACGGCCCCGACATTCACCCAGTTCTTCTTGGTGCTGCCATCGCGGGCCTGATATTCGCTAGTGGCTACTGCCGCGTCATAAATTTTCTGTGCTGCCATGTGCTACTTCCAGTGGTTTGAATCGAGAATGAGTCCGGTGTCATCCTTCACGCGAATGCGCTGGATATCGCCGGGTTGGTTGAAGACGGACGCAAAGCCCGCCAGAAAGTCGGCCATGTCGGGATGGTGGTTGCGCAGGTAGGCTTTCTCTTCGCGTTGCTTTTGGCGCTTGGGTTCCTGCTGGGCATGAACCGCTTGACCGAGTTTTTGCAGGCCATCGGTTAGCTCACCCATTCTTGCGCCTGGACATTCGTCCACAGCATCTGGTCCGGGATGAACCTCGCCATCACCTTGCCGCAAGGCCCGTGGCGGTTTTTCTCCACCAGAATCTCGGCCTCTTCGGGATTGGCGTCATCGTTGTAAACCGAGTCGCGGTACAGAAACATCACCGCATCGGCCTCTTGCTCGATCTCGCCGGAATCACGCAAGTCGGCCATCAGAGGGCGCTTATCGGATCGCTGCTCACATTGGCGGGACAGCTGGGCCAGACAGATGACCGGCACATTCAGGGTCTTGGCCAGCGTCTTGAGTGACTGGATCATCTGCCCCACTTCGCGGACCCTTGAATCCATCGAATCATCGGGACTCAAGCGCGTCAGGTAATCCACCATCAGCAAATCCAGCCCGCCTGATAGCTGCCACGCCCTGGCTTGCATAGCAATATCGCCAGGGGTGCAAGCGGGCTTGTCAAAGACCTCAATCGGCAACTCGCTGTAGTGCATCGCCGTTTCATTCAGTCTGGCAAAGTCCTGCTCGTCCAAGTCGCAAGCGCGCAGTTTGGTGGAAGCGATGTTGCCGAACATGGACACCATGCGCAGGCCAATCTGCACCGCAGGCATTTCCGCCGATGCGATGCCCACCCGTTTGCCATTGAGCGCAGCGGCTTTGGCCAAGCTGACCATGAACGCCGTTTTACCCATGGCCGGTCTTGCCCCGACGACAATCAGATCCGACTTGTGGAATCCGCCCAGCAAGCGATCCAGCCCCGTGAGGCCAGAACTCACCCCAACCAGCCCGCCCGCCTGTTTGGCGTCAAAAGCCATTTGCAGGTAGTCCACCACCTCGGCCATCGTCTGCTTGGCCGTGTGGACGTAGGTCTTGCCAGATGACTCCAAGCTGGCCAGTCGGGTAATCAACCGAGCGCGGACGGTATCCGGGTTTTTGCCGGTTTCGAGGGTTTGCTGGGCCAGGCGCAACAGCTCCGCCATTTGCCGAGCGCGAGAGGCCGACTTCAGCGTTTCGCAACGGTCCACCAGGCTCTCGGGACGGATCAGACATTCCTTCCAGATTTCCGTAATGTCCCCGAGATTGGCATGACCGCCGATGCGCTCGGACACCCCGAACACGTCCACCGACTTGCCCTCGGCAATGATCGCCCGCATCGAAGCAAAGGCCTGACCGCAGAGCGGCACGGTGAAATCATCCACCGCAATCTCCAGCCGAGCGATCATGTCCGGGTGCCGAAGCAGCCCGCCGATGACCTGATACTCGTTATCCGCCGCGCTCATTGGTACACCTGGCGAGCTTGGCGCCTGACGGGTTCGGAATGACTCCTAGCGGGTGGTGAGGACGGTTCAAACAATCCTTGCCAGCCGTTGCGAATGGCGGTGTCAATCAACCCTTCGGGGGGATTGCCACGGGTACTCGCTTCCGTCAGGTAACGCAGTTGCTTAACCATCGTCGGTTCGCTGCACGTCAGGCGTCGGCTTCTGCGGTAAGTGATCCATTCCTCCCAAGCCGATGACGGGACGCTATCCGGCAATGGCATGCTTAGCGGATCAAATTTGTTCCCGCCCCCTGCAAGGGGGGTAGGGGGGTTTTTATTCTCTGGTTGTTGGTTATTGGTTATTGGTTGTTGGTTAGCATCGACTTTCGATGAAGAATCGTGCAACGGCATAGCGGGGGCAATGCCATCGCATTGCGGTTGCATAGCGTCGGCATTGCGTCGGCTATTCGACCAGCGTGCGTTCGCATTTTCCCGCGCCTTTTCGCCCTTCGTCTGATAGGCTGAAATTTCGGCATCAATGCGCTTGTGATGCCACCCGTCAGCCTCTTTTTTGAAGAAAGTTTCGAGCAATAACTCGACCGTTTCAGCGTCAGATCCGAGCTTGAATGCCAGCTTTTTGATGGCATCCTCTATCGGCTGCTCAGTGTCGTAATAGGTCCAGATCAGGCGTAAATACGTCATGCTCTGGCTATCGGTCAGGTTCGCCGTGTCCCGGATAAAATCGCCAATGTGATGTTGGTAGTAGTGCATCAGGATTCACCCGCAACCACACCGTTCAGAATGAACGCGGCCAACCCGATTGCGGACTGGCGTGATAGCACCACCACGTCAGAACCACCCCGCTTATTGGCTTGCACCACCAGCACATTGCCGCTGGCATCCCGTTCACAGCGCACGTCATATTCAGCTAACTGCGTCAGGGTGATAGAATGTTCTCTAGTCATCGTTGATCTCCTTGGGATCAATGGTTGATAGAAGCCCTCGACAGTTCGCCGCTGTCGGGGGTTTTGCTTTTGTGGTCAGCCTTCCACGCTCTCAGTTCGGCCTGATTCATCGCGTAAGTCGGACCATATCCTTTCGTCGTCAATCGGCTTTCATGGCAAAGCTCAGAGGCCAGCGCATAGCCAGGAAACAGCACCTGTTCGTCATCCAAAATGGCCAGCACATAAGCATCCACGTCTGGATTGCCCTTGGTCGTGGCCAAAAGACTGCCGTCCTTCCTGCGCGTGGTTTTCACATCACACCGCAGCCTGCCAACCACCACGTCACAAGAACCGGATCGGGGTGTTAGCGACAGGTCCGGCCAGACGTTATGAAGCTGCGCAAAGGCCAGCTCACCGATAATCGCGTCCTGGTCAGCCTGTACCCCGTCCTGCGGCCCGATCTTCTTATCGGCCACACCTTGCCTGCGGTTCACCATCGCCCGCATACCACCGAGCAATGCAGCAATCAGGCGCATGTCTGGCGTAATGGGGACGACCTTCACGCCCAGTTCCCCGTCCTGATTTTGTGAGGACTCGAATGCGGCCCCGATTCGATACCGACCTGGAATCTCCGCAATGCCGGGTCAGCGCAAAGCTGACTGACCGCATTACGTTCGGATGACTTCTCAATGCCGAGACGGGTGCAAATGTCCATCACGTTCATGCCTGTCTTGCGCAAGGACACGACTTGTGCGCGAAGCTGAACGGGCAGCAGAGAAACTCGCGCAGTGCGTCTCATGCCACCTCTGTCCAATACCGATTGTTTTTGATGGCGCTGATCGTGGACCGGCTCACTTCAAACTTGCGGGCAATCTCGGCACACGACAGATCCGGCAACAGCCCGCGAATCAATCGCACGTCTTCATTCCTCAGCTTCGCCTTATGAGACTTTTCCCCATAGGCGGGATACCAGTAACGGATACGGCCTTGACGGGTGCGAGAGGCGCGTAAAGCCCGCATGCCTTCAGCCTTGCACGGCTTACACCAGGCTTGCAGGGTGCCGTCAGGACGATCCCGGTTTGCGTGGAAATCGCTCTCAGGTTTATCGGTCTTGCAATGCGGGCAACGCTTCATGCAGACACCTTCACCGTGAGCGGAGCCGAACGACCCGTCTCGGCCCAATACTCGAACCGATAGCACGGGATCGGACAGGCCGCGCAGCGTTCCGCCCGAAAGCAGGACTCGCAGGGCGAGGGTGCGTCTTGGGGTTCTTGTTCGTTCATTCAGTCACATCAAAAAAGCCCCGCCAGCTTTGCGCCAGCGGGTAATCGGGGAGAAAGGTGCAGACAACTTGCCGCCGTCTGCCAGGGCGGACTGAAGGGTGGCCCGGTCGACTACCGGCGCTTTGGGCGCAGGGCGGGCCATAGAAGAAAAAAGCCCCACGGGAGCGCGGCTCGACCGGGAGGCAGGGGTAGCCCGTACGTGTTTGTACGTATAGGAATCGGTGGGGGATTGGGGGAACATTTAGGCGGCGTTTAGCTTTCTGAAGTCATCAATCGCAACATCAGGGCGGAGGTCTTCGACCCTTACCTCGCCTCTGGTCAGCACTTCGATGG